TTGGTTTCGCAGTTGGTTCTTCTTGACCTTTTGGTTTCTTCTTATCTGCAAATTTTAACTTACCATCTTCAGTAGTCGCAACAAAATTACCACGAGAATCTAACCAACCGCCGTGACCATCACTCTTTAGGTTTAATTTTCTTGCCTGGGTGCTTGCTGCAGATGCTTCACTCAGAAACTGAAAGAAACTTTTCATCTATATTGGTAATTCCTATACTATATTTAGTGTTTTCACTTCCAACGATCTGGACCAAATGTTTTTTTCTTTGCCTCTTCCTTATAGAGATTAGCAAAACTATTCTTCTTGACTGACATAAAAACTTGAAATTGAGGTTCCCCTGTAAGAGCACCTTTATATCTCACTTCAAGTAAAACCACACTAATTGGTTTTCCTGGTTTTCCAATCAACATTTCATAGAACAATTTAGCAGCAGTAGCAGAAGATTCAAATGCGTGCGATTTATCTTTTTGCTGAATAAGTCTATAGACACTTTGATCTGGATCCGAAAATATCTTTCTAAAAATTTCAGATGTCAATCTACCTTCCTTTTCCAATGGTGCTTTAACTTGGAATATTTGACCATTTTTATAATCACCCTCACCAGTTAGCAAACTAAAATGAAATGACGCATCTGATAGATAAGTGTCAAGGTTTATCTTGAAGATAGTATCTAAGAACTCCTTGAAAAACTCCTCATTATTATCAAAGTATTTAATAAACACTCTATCCATTTCCTTAAAGTAAATGTTAGGATTACTAGCATATTTTTTTTGACCTCTAAGCATTTCACTCTTTTCAGTTCTGTCTGTGAATTCATTATTGCAGGCCTTCAAAACATCCTTAACGAGCATCTTATCGATAGATTTACCATTATAAGAAGTATTACCAACTTTTACTTTCAATGCTCCTTTAAAAAATTCAAGTTTTGCTGCTTCAATCTTTTTATGCTCTGCTGTAGGAATACTCTTCGTAAGAAATCCTTTAGCACCGTACGCTGGTTTATTTAAGAGAGTTGGTTCTGGTTCACCAATACCTCTTTTCTTCAAACTCAAACCCCAATAATGAGTTGCTTCGTGTTTACCCTTTGTTTCAAACTTGACAATAATATCCGAAGAATTATAGTTTTGAATTGTCTTTGGTCCAACATTGAACTTCTTAATTTCAGATGCCCACTTTGTACCAGTCTGCCAAACTGTTTGGACATTTGCATTACCAATCTGACCTATGATGTAATTAGAAACTGATATTGCTTTAGCTAGATTTACCAAGTCTGGTTCACTCTTATCACTGTCAGTATAGAAACCATTAAGACCTGCAGCACCTTCAATTTTACTAGCAGAACTATAAAGTTTATCAACTATTTCTTTATATTGTTTCACTGTGTTTTTACTTTTGTTGATCTTATCATAATCAACATAGATTTTTTCTCTTATAAGAACTGCAGTCATTAACTCATGAGGATCCTCTCTCTTTCCAGCAGATCCATTAGACATACCCTTCGACTGAAGAAGAATAGTGATAGTAGCTCTACTCTTTCCTTCTTCAGTTGCCTTAATGATATAAGACTTAATTCCAGTTCCTGCAACAACTTGCTCATCGTAAGTAAAAATATATGCAACTTTTGGCGGAACTTCATCTACTATTGCTTTTTCTAAATCAGATTGTCGCCCTTCAATATATGATTTGAATTGACCTCTCAACCAATCACGTTCTGTTTTAGATCTAATCCTTGGTCTCAAGACAATTGTCGATCCACTCTTGGCAAAGATCATATCTACAGATTTATCATCCCATTCATCAATTTCTTTATCACCACCATTTACAGATGTGCTAGAAAAAAATTTACTAAGATCCCCAAAGATTTTTTTAGAATTATCTACTACAGTCTGTGCGACGGACATGCGCTAATACTTTCTAAGTATTTAGAATGGAGTTAAACGGACTCGAACCGTTGACATCCTGCTTGCAAAGCAGGCGCTCTACCAACTGAGCTATAACCCCAGAAAAGACGGAATTAAAGTTTTCCGCCAACGAATGCATCACCAACAACTCTGGTGTATTGTTCTAGTGTGCCATCTTGCTCACACTTAAGGTGCCAACGTGTCATTACAGTAACACCGTCTTTAGTGGCACCAGTCATCATCTTACGACCCTCTTTAGTCATTGATGAATACAAACTATAACGAGTCTTCCACACATAGAAGCACTCGTCAATGAGTTCTGCACCTTTCGGCACAACAACTTCATTCGTCTCCGGAACTGTTTCCATCTACATTATCCTCTTTTGTTTCTTTAGGTTTTTTGTTGAATCCAAAAGGACCAACACCTGGAGTATCAAAATTACGACGTTTTTGTGCCATATCACAGACAGTTTCCATGATCTTAATTGTATCTTCTACAGTACAATTCTCAGGCATATTGCGATTAACAATATCAAAGAGTGGGAAGAACTCTTTAGCTGCATCATTCACCTCTGAGGGTGTTAGTGGATCATACTCTTTCATAATGTTTCTCCATCGTGTGTGTGATCCTCTGGAAGGTTTGATTCAATTTGTTCGTCAATATGAACAATAACTTCTCTAATGTCAACAATCCTTTTTGGTGTACAAGTAGGATCAAGGGTATACATTTTTTGTTCATTAAACAAAAGTTGACGAACTGATGCTGCTGTATGAATATTTAACTTCAATTCAATATCAATATTACAACTCACAGGTCTCCCTCCACACGGTTTTCAGATTTGGACACATTAAACTCTCCACCAGGGTAACGAGCCATCAGTTTGTGAACATTCATCTCAATGATTTCATCGAATGTAGTATCCAGGGCCATACATGCCTGAGCAAGATACCAACAAATATCGCCCAGTTCACGTTTCATGTGAAAGACATTCTCTTCGTTGTAAGGTTTGCCCTGGAAGATAATCTTCTTTACAACTTCAGTAAACTCACCAGACTCTGCACAGAGACCAAGAGCAGCAGTCAGTAACTGTGACGTATTTGTTCCAGTTACCTCAAGTTCTGCAAGACGAGATCCCATTGCACCATAGTCAAGACTAGGTTCACTAGTTACTGCCTTAACAAACTCTACGTATTTTTCAGTATCAACTTTAGTCATGGAAATTTGGAATAAATGGTTCTTGACAATTTGGGGGAAGTTTTTGTCCTTCCACTTCAGTATATTCTACCTCTTTCCAACTACCACCAACACCACCGTCCATATTGACGACAATATCTTTAGTTGGAAGTTTGGGTCTTTCTAAAAGTTTGACCTCAACAATTTTGTAAGTTGGGTTAAATTGGTAATAGTGACCATCACCTCTTGTCCCAATAAGATTAACGGTATCTTTAATAGAACCGCAATCAGCAATCTTCTTACCAGTTGGATCAAATACAGAGTAGTATCCGTTCAAAACTTAAACCCCTCAAATGATTTCTTTGGTTTTGGTTCATCATTAGTATACTCTTCATCCCTGCCGTTGTCAAGGATGTCATCTTGTGCGGTCTGTTCGCAATCATATAAACGCATCTTTGAACGATCAATTCCAACTACAAATCTTTTATTTAAGTTTCCATCATTATAACGATTCTTCAATTGCTTCACAAGTATCTGTCCCAAGGATTCGAGTTCTTCAGTTGAAATAAGGGCAAACATAAGATCAGCAGTAGCAGGGAGACCAAAGGACTCACTAGTGTCAGTAAGCTCAACATCAGAGCTGCCATAACCAGAACGAGTGGTCTGCGTGGCAGAAACGATAGGGACGTTTGCTTCACAAGCCAATCCTCTAAGCTCTTCAGCAATTGCTTTAATATATGAATATGAATTGACATTGCTGTTTCCGCGATACCTGCTGGAAGCACATATATTAAGGTAATCAATGAAAATAATATCAGGTCTAAATGATTTCTTAAGTGCAAGTTCATTAAGAAGTGATGTAAAGTGTCCACTATGAGCACTCGCGGTTGGATACTCTTTAATTATAAGAGTGCCTTGAGTCTTATCCGCAAGTTTTGTTACCTTACTTTCAAACATTTGTTTAGGTAGATCTGTTATCTCCTGAATAGGTACATTGAGTAAGTTAGCATCAATTCGCTCTGCAATTTTCTCCTCAGCCATTTCAAGCGTGATGTATAATACGTTTTTCCCTCCCAAGAGTGAGGCAGCTGCCATATGGCACATAAACAAACTTTTGCCGACACCAGTGCCAGCGAGAGCAATGTTAAGTGTTTTATTCGGGAGACCACCCTTCGTAATTTTGTTGAAATACTCAAGGTCGAATTCGATCTTGTCTTCCTTCCTATGATAAGATTCATATCTTGCTTCATAATCTTCAAGGTAATCATGTCCAACATGAGAGTCAAAAGAGACTGCTAATGCGTCTGAGAGAATACTAGGGATAGCATCTCGATCTTTCTCTTTATCTTTTCCATCTGCTAGAGCAATGGATTCCATGAGTGCCAAATAGATAGCACGATCTCGACACCACTTCTCAGTAGTATCAAGTAACCAACTATA